TGCTTTTTGTTTTCTTCTGTTTCATACTCTGGTGTACTTTACGGTTATAGGATATACGTTTCCCTTCAAGTCTTACGACATGGTTAAAATCAAATAGAGGAGTTATTAGGGGGTTACGGGTATCCAGTTAGACAGGATCAGCATAGGATCGATGCGAACAGGACGACTAAAATAACGAATTAATAATTCTGACCAAACCGGTCAGGAATAATCAAACGAAAATGTTACCCGGATAATTGTATGACGTTGATAAATCGAATATCCGGACCTTTACTGCAGCGTATATGCGTAGACATAAATAGCCATAACATTAACCACCAAATATGTAGCTATGAGTAAATTAGAAAAAGCAACTCATGAAGGCAAACTAACCATTGGAGATATTGACCTCAATTGCGCCGTATTAAAAAACGGCACTAGGGTATTAAGTTATAATGCTATTTTTAAAGCATTTGGGCGAACAAGAAGGGGTACCCAGAAGGACGATAGACGTGTGCCCAACATGCCCGCTTTTTTGAACTCAAATAACCTGCAATCCTTTGTGGGTAAGGATTTGAGGGGTGTGCTCAACAAAATAGAATATACTGACCTGTCTGGGAAGGCCGCAGAAGGGTTTAACGCATTGATTTTGCCTATGTTATGTAAGGTTTACCTTGATGCCAGGGACGCAAAAGCCCTGGTAAGACAACAGTTACCATTGGCAAGGGCCAGCGAGATACTGCTATTAGGGTTAGCTAATTCCGGCATCATTGCATTGGTGGACGAGGCGACAGGTTACCAATACGAAAGGGAAAAAGACGAACTGCAGAAGTTATTAAAGGCATATATAGCTGAAGAACTATTGCCGTGGCAGAAGACCTTCCCAGATACTTATTATAAAGAGATTTTCAGGCTAAACGGATGGAATTTCGACGTGCCTAATATAAAGAAGCGGCCAGGAGTCGTTGGTACTTGGACAAACAAAATAGTTTATGAACAGCTCCCTAGTGGAGTGCTGCAGGAGCTAAAGGGAAAGACCCCTAAAAGTGATGCTGGCAATTATACAGCCCGTCTTTTTCAAAGTCTCACCCCTGATATTGGTAATCCGCACTTACAAAACCAGCTTAATTCGGTAATAACGCTAATGCAAATATCTGATAGCTGGGAGCACTTTATGCAGCAGTTTAATAAGCTGGTAGAGCGCCGAAATGGGCAGCTCGAACTCCCGTTTGCATCATAATGTACTTTAACCAAAATACACCTATATGAAGAAGCTAATTTTATTTATCCTGTTATGCCTTCCGGCGGTAGTTAATGGCCAAATCAAGGTAGACACTATAAAAACTACAGACAGTGGCGTATATGTACGCAAAACGGGAGAATATATCTCACCAAATGGCGCAAAGTTTAAAAAAGGAGACTACGTATTAGCAGGAGCTTCTACAGGAAATAACGGAGAATATAAGTACCTCTATTCGGGCGGCTCGCTGTATGGGGCAACGCCTTTGAAGCCTGGATGGGAGGGAAGCAAGTTTAAGATTCAAGAAATTAAGCTCACCGGGTCAAAAGAGTTTGGCAACATAGTGGTGTTCAGGTTAGGCAATGCAAATTTCAACAAGTATTTTTGTACGGCTGACGGCGCGTTCAAATCAGGCGAACTAAAACCAATCACAAGTAACCAATAATGAAAGTATACTACACCGCCCCAGAATATGGGAATGAATTGATGAATAAGGTAATGGCCTTGTTTTACGAGTGCTGGGCTTATAAAATTCGCTGGGCCCTTCGGAGCATAGAAGAAAGCATTAACCAGGAGGGGGGCATTATTACCATTGAACCAGAGAATGAACAAGGAAGCCCCCGTATTGACGCCCAGGGTTTCAGTGAGGAAACTACAGAGAAGATACAGGGACTTATAGGGAAAGAAGATCTCAGTACATCAAGCCCGTTCGCCTAACTTCAATAATTATGAACGAATTTGCAACTAAATGGGAAAGTCCAGGCCCAGAACTGGCAAAAATAGCTAAAGCGCTGATAATAGATGAGGTTAGAGATTGCGGAGAGTTTCATGTGCGCCGTAGTTTGAAGAATGAAGCAAAGTATCTTGTCGCTGGGACAAACGATGGTGTTACTTGGAATTATTACTTTGTCTGGACTGATCTCCGCCAGGTTGCTGGACCGTTACCGGACGATTATGGTAAACCCTATTAAGGCGCCGCCAAGCACATGATGGCACGTTCTCGCATTGTTTGATATTATATTAGCGCAATTGCGAAAACCATTCCGATTGAGTATGGTAAAATAATATATAAATACACCACAAACAGACACTATGACTAATCCCCAATTAGCTGACAAGATCGTATCTGCAATGATCGAACTTAAAACCGGTCACAGTTTAAACATTGCAAAACACATTAAAGAGCCACATGAGGCAGTAATGGAGGTGATGAGGTATTTTGAATCGGCCATGCCTCAATCTTTCCAAGGAACAAAAGGATATGGCGATGCTATTGATATCTTTATTAAGGTTTCCGCCGAGGCTACAATGAAAGAATTTATGAAAGGAGGAGGCTTTACCGCCCAGTACCAACGACAACAACAGGAAGCTGCGAGCAGAGATTATAAGGAAAAGCTGGAAGTGCTTAATCTGGAACAAACCATGAAGACCGCCAGATTTAGTAACAGATTAGCATGGGCTTCCTTGATTATTTCCGGCATAGTTGCGGCGGTAGAAATTATTAAGTTTATTATGAAGATAGATTAACATCTGCCCGGTTATGCCGGGCTTTTTTATGCCCTATTGTATTATAGAAAATATTATATGAAAACTATATAGACAAAATCTATATCTTTGTTTAAAGCGTTCCGGGATAAACACCTGGCCGCCCAATATGAAAAGAAGGGACAGGAACACATATTGCAAATCATTTGCTCCGAATGAATCATTTGGGGCATTGTCGTTTTCGCCTGGCGCATAAGTGCCGGGCTTTCTTATTTATGGGCAGAAAGAAGGTCATATCAGACGAAGGGAAGAAAATCAACGAGCAGCAAGAATTGTTCTGCCAGCTATACGCATATGGCCAGAACAGGGGCAATGGTGTCTTATGTTACGCCGAAGCATATAAGATTGACCTGAGCGAGAAAGGCGCTTATATGTCGGCAAAAACTGGTGCTTGGCGGCTATTGACAAACGATGACATTCTGACATATATCCGCGGCCTATATGAGTCCAACGACCTGAATGACACTGTGGTGGACAATGAGCTCGCATTTGTGATCAAACAGAATGCGGACTTCGGTAGCAAAGTGGCTGCGATAAAGGAGTACAACGCGCTGAAGACACGGATAAAGGCCAGGGCTGATGATGGACTGACGCTCAATGTAATAATCAAAAAAGGCGGTAACGATGCCGGTGGTAAACATTGAAATCGATGATGATGTTTTCCTGCCCTGTTATCACCACCTGGTCCATAGTGACGAGTTCTTTGACATAGATTTCCTTTACGGAGGCCGCGACTCTGGTAAGAGCCGGTTTGTAGCCAGTATTCTGATCCTGGATTGCATGCGGTCGAAGTACTTCAAGTGTCTACTTATCCGCTCAGTGTTGAATACTGTCCGGTCCAGCCAGTTCGACCTGATCAAATCCATTATAGAGGAATGGAACCTGCGCCATCTATTTTCCTTCAATGAAACGCGGATGGAGATCACCTGCAGGGCAAATGGGAACGGGTTTTACGGGCGTGGCCTGGATGATGTAGGCCGGATCAAGTCTTTCAATAATCCTTCACATGCATGGATAGAAGAAGGGAACCAGATCACCGCTGAAGACCTTGTGGTGATTCTGACCTCCCTGCGCGCCAACCAGCGGGTAAAGACTTGGTTCAGCTTCAACCCTGAATGTGAGGGTAACTATACCGATTTCTGGCTTTACCAGGAGTATTTCGAGGCTTGCCAGCCGAAGCTGTCTTTTACCTGGACAAAGACAATTGACGTTCCTAATGAGGGGCCTGTTGACTTTAAAATCAGAGCTACGCATACTACCTACAAGGATAACCCATATTGCGCCCCTCAACGTAAGGCGCTGTACGAGTCCTATAAAGGCTCAAAGAACAACGCCTACTGGTACCAGGTTTACACCCTTGGGTTGTGGGGCTTCAGGCGTACGGGTGGGGAGTTCTGGAAATGCTTTGAAGAGGTTAAGCATACCAAGCCCTGGGAGGTGCAGAAGATGCCGATACATGCGACGGTTGATAATAACTCAACTCCGTATATCGCAATAGGCTGTTGGCAGGTTGATATAACTGGTAAGTTGGTTAAGCAGGTTCACGAGATCCCCTGCGAATCGCCTAATAATACAGCGGCCAAGGCGGCCCGGCAGCTGATAGCATGGCTCGTCAGAATGGAGTATGATGATGTTCTTTTCCTGTATGGCGATCCTTCTGCCAACGCAAAAAGCACTGAAGACGATGAGGGGCGCAGTTTCTTTGACAAGTTCAAAAATGAGCTACAAATGGCCGGCATCCGGTTCGTGGATAGGGTGGGCAAGTCCGCCCCTGACGTGGCCAGAAGTGGAGACTTCGTAAATGAGATCTATGAATCCAACTATGAGGGTTGGACTATTAGCATAAACACTACCTGCCGGAAATCTATCGAGGATTATACTATGGTGAAAGAGGACGAGAATGGCAAGATGCTGAAGAAGAGAGAAACAAATAAGGACACAAAGCAATCGTTTGAGCGATACGGCCACTTCAGCGACACAAAGCGCTATTTCATAACTACGTTGTTGCCCGGGGAGTATGCCCGGTTTGCGGCAAGGAGAAAGAAGTATTTCGGCGTTTAAAACACATCATATGGGACGGTATACAGATGATCAAATACGGGATATTATAAAGTTCAACCCCAATAAAGCCTTGGTTCTAAAGGGGAGGGAAATGAACGATAAGCTCATGCTTCACGTTTACGGGAAAGGTATGGACTCAGCTATTGT